ACTTTATCTACTTTATCTACTTTATCTACTTTATCTACTTTATCTACTTTATCTACTTTATCTACTTTATCTACTTTATCTACTTTATCTACTTTATCTTTATCTACTTTAACTTTATCTACTGGGTCTTTGACACATTTTTTTGTTTTAGGGTTTACTATTTTACCTTTTTGACATACATTGTTAATAGGAGGAATAACTGTCCGCTCTTCTAAGTTTATATTTTCATATGTATATATATCAGGAATGTTTTTGTAATCAGTATTTTTATATTTTAAATATTCATATAATGTATCTAATGTTTTAGTTTCCTTAAATATATTATGTAATTCGTTTTTTTTGTCTAAATATGCTGTATAATTATAATTATTTAACTCTCTCGCATTCTTATATTTTTCTTCGTATTTTAATTTTTTTTGCGTTATTATATTATTTTCATCAACTTTGTATTTAAAATAATCATCAATTTGTTTCTTTATTATATCTAATTTTAGCATATTAGAATTATTAAAAACGTCCTTGTTTTTGCTATAAATATTTTTGTCATATATATTAATATTTAGAATGTTTTTTTCAATATCTTTTAATATGTCCATTTACTAATATTAAGGATATAAATAAAAGATTAAGGTAATAAAATGTCTTCAAACATACCTTTATAAAATGTTTGAAGACTTTCTTCCGGCTTTAATTGTTCTTCATAAATACTTCTAGGTATATATTTGACTATAACTTTATCTTTTTTACATACAGATTTATTATTATAATATCCTTGGATAACTAATATAGACCCTATAAATAATAAAAATATTGCTATTGCTTTCATTTCTTAATATTAAGAAATAAGAAAAAATATTAGTTTTAATGTTATTGAAATTATTGAATACCTAGTTTTTGAGAACTCCAAGCATCAATTTGTTCAATGCTTTCTTTGATTTCAGATAATTCAATAGAATCCGGAGGTGTTGATTGTGTTACTGAAGGATCTATACAAGGACAAGGCTCTATATGAAACTCAGTAGGAGGTTCGACAGAAGGTTCAGTAGGAGGTTCGACAGAAGGTTCAGCAGAAGGTTCAGCAGAAGGTTCAGTAGGAGGTTCAGCAGAAGGTTCGACAGAAGGTTCAGCAGAAGGTTCAGCAGAAGGTTCAGCAGAAGGTTCAGCAGAAGGTTCGACAGGATCAACATTTACATTATTAGAATTAAATAGTGATGATTTTCTATTTTCAAAAACAACATCCTTGTCATCCATGTTCTTTTTATATTCTTTCATTAGAGTATTAAGCTGTGTTTCTGCGTATTCTTGATTTTCTAGACATTCAGGGTTGGGAGACCAAGGACACCAACATCCTACTTGAGCAATATAAATATTAAACTTGTTATCAATACGCTTGATAAATTCACTACGATTTTTAGCTTCTTCAAGAGAATCAAAAACCCCTCTTACTTTAATACCTCGGATAGATGTAATAAAGTTATTATCGCGATGATATGATGATTCAAGGTCTTGGTTATTAGTAGATTTAAAAAATCCATATTGTTCACTCATATCTTTAGGATTAAAAATATATGAATTATTTTCTTTTACAGAATCGACAAAATCTTTTGAATCACTATGTTTAGCTAAAATACCATCCAATAGTGTGGTCATATCATTGCTAAACTTAGTAATAAATTTATTAAACATATATGCTTCTTTATTAACTAAAACATCTTCAGGGCTTAAAAACGATAGGAGAACATAATTCTGTCCTCTAATTGGTTTATCCTCATCAAGATAATCAACTTCTTTTACGCTAGTAACGTTAGTTGCGCTAGTTGCACTAGTTGCGCCAGTGCTTTCTGTTACTAACATTACAATATCTTTTCTAATAATATATAATATTATAAATCTTATATATTTTTATAAAAAGTAAAGATAAAAAGTAAAGCATAATATTATTAAATATAATCAAATATATATAGCTTGAATAGGTACTCTGACCCTATTACTGTTAAAAAATATCTGCCAAAACAGCTTACGACTTTGTAACTGACAAGTAATAGGATTAGATATTAATTTTTTGTTATTATAGCACTTGGAATAATATATCCATAACTATCTTCTGCGTGGGTCATTTGTATATATATGATATTATATATTTACATAATTATTTAATAATTATTAAATAATAACCTACAAAAATATTTTATATTATTATAATAGTATAATAAATAATAATATAAATGGAATATTCCGTTGATTTTTGGGATGTTATTATAAGACTTCTTAAATACGCTTTTGAAGGACTTATAGTTGCTTTTGTTGCTCTTATATTACCTAATAATAAATTAGATTGGAGTGAAATATGGATGCTTGCATTAACAGCAGCATGTACATTTTCTGTTCTTGATTTATTATCTCCTACAGTTTCATCTGGTGCTAGACAAGGTGTTGGGTTAGGTGCTGGCTTTAGAATGGTAGGCTTTCCTAATGGATTTTAATATAATATAACAAGATAATATAATTATAATGAAGGTATTATTTCGTAATTAAGTTCTAAGCATATTTTTTTCCATATCTGATCTTGAACGTATAGTTTCTCTCTACTTTTTAAAAGGGGGAAGTATTTTAGGTATTCATGTAATCCTAATATTTGAAAAAATTTATACAACACATAACTATATGATAAAAAGTTTTTTCTATCTTTTGGACAATGTTTTAAAAATGGCGCTTGAATATTCCTAAACATATTACATAATTTATCTTCAAGCTCTTGACTGAATTGAGGTGTAGGTATTCCATTAATTCTATTAATAATATAATTAATATGTTCATAATATTTATTTATTCGCAGACGTTTGAGTATATCGCGCATTTTATTATAGGTAATTGTTTTAGTATCGGCAATCTTTTCTTTCTTTATTTCGGTTAAAATCTTTTCAAATATTTCATCTGGAATGTCTGTACTTTCTTTACCTTGAACTTGGTTACACCATTCTCTGAAATGATTAATGCGCTTATAACTAAAATGGGATGTGTCCTTTGTGTTCTGTTTTAATATTGGTCTATTTTGCTCTACTAGAAGTAATTCTTGATAACCGCAAATATCACAAATAATTATAGCGTCATGCTGTAAGCATGTCATTTGATTTTTACAATTTTTACATATTTCAATATCTTCTTCTTCAACATTTCTAACATACTTTTTATTTATTATAGACATGTATTTATCAACAAGAGAACTTTTATCTATTACATTATCTTTTACATTATTTGAATATTCGTATATAGGGTTATTATTACTTACATTATTAACATTGCTATAATTTTGCTTATTATCGCTAATTAAATTATTATCTATATTTAAATTATTTAGTGCATCTAATACATTTATTGTTGTTGCCGAAACAGAAGAGCGTTTTTTCTTAGAATCATTTTTATATATCTTGGGTTGTCTGCTCAGCAATTCGCTTGAAGATATACATATTCCATTAGATATAGAAGGGTGTGTATTACTTATATTTGACTGTTTCTCTACTGTATCATAATATTGAAACAATATATAACTAGTATTTTTATAATACTCAACCTCGCTATATGTTTCTAGTTCTTTAATATTATTCTTAAGTTCAATAATTTTTTCTCTTATACTAATATTACTACTCCATAAATTATTTATATACTCCTTATCTCGTATATTCTTATAAGTTTCAATATTTTCCATTATAAGGTTTGACTGAAATTCAAAATCACACAATAATATTTTGTAGATTTCCTTGTCCTTATTTGTAAGTTCAAATTTTTTTATAATATTATTATGCATCGCATCTAATGTAAAAACCTCATTATTGTCAGATATATATTTTTTTTTTGATGATTTTTCTTTGAACATCTTTATAATAGAATTATTAATATTAATTTTTATATAATAAATATTATACATACATTTAATTCATATTTTTTTCTCCTCTAATAGTATAAAGAATATAGCGTAAATGGGTGGTGGTCTTCTTCAATTAGTAGCTTACGGAGCACAGGATGTTTATTTAACTGGTAATCCTCAAATTACCTTCTTCAAGGTTGTATATCGTCGTCATACTAATTTCGCCGTTGAAGCTATTCAACAAACATTTAATGGAACACCCGGATACGGACAAAGTGTCACTTGTCAAATATCGCGCAATGGTGATTTAATTAATCGCGTTTATCTTCAAGTAAAATTACCTAGAATAGCTGATGCTGGTTTATCAAATGGTCTTGATGGAGGAGGGACAAGATATGTAAATTACATAGGTCTACGTATTATTAAATCAGTTACTATTGAAATTGGTGGTCAACAAATAGATAAACATTATTCTGATTGGTTATATATTTGGAATGAACTTTCTTTACCCAGAGGCAAGCGCTATGGGTATGATACTATGGTTGGTGCTGATAAAGATATAACATCATTTAAGGGTGCCAATCTTAATATTCCATTAGAATTTTGGTTCTGTCGCAATGTTGGTCTAGCACTTCCTTTAATAGCTCTTCAATATCACGAAGTAAAAATAAATATTCAATTTGAAGAAAAAGCAAATTGTATAATAAACTTTTCTACAACTGCTACTACTGAGGATGGCGCCGCAACGCTATCTCATGCCGAAGATATTAAAGAGACTTATTTATGGGTTGATTATATTTTCCTTGATACTGATGAACGTCGTCGCTTCGCTCAATTATCTCATGAATATTTAATTGAACAACTACAATTTACAGGCCAAGAAAGTCTTACTGTTGGCACTAATCGCATTAAACTTAACTTTAATCATCCTTGTAAAGAATTAATTTGGGTTGCAAAACCAAGCAATTATTTAAAAAAATCAGCATGGTATAATTACACAGATTATGATTCACCAGATGCTATACCAACTAATAAGCTTGCTTCTATAGCAAATTCAACATTCTTTTCAACATCAAATTATATTGCTGGGGTTAATTTTACCCAAAATACAGGAGCTCCTGAAATGAGTGGATCACCATTCGCAGATGCTATATTACAATTAAATGGCAATGATCGCTTTAGCGTTCGTGAAGCAACATATTTTACATATGTTCAACCTTATCAACATCATACATGCATACCTTCAAATCCTGGCATACATGTTTATTCATTTGCCCTTAAACCGGAAGAACATCAACCAAGTGGAACTTTAAATATGTCTCGTATTGATACCGCGACACTTATGCTTAATACTAAAAAAGCAGAACTTCTTAAAAACGCAAACACCGTAAGTACTACGACCATATTTAATGGAGTTAATATATATGCTGTTAATTATAATGTTCTGCGCATATTATCAGGAATGGGTGGTTTGGCTTATTCTAATTAATTTATCATTTATATTATATTGTTTAATATATATAAATATGTGTATTAAATCCTTTTTTTTTTCTCCTCTAATAGTATAAAGAATATAGCGTAAATGGGTGGTGGTCTTCTTCAATTAGTAGCTTATGGAGCACAGGATGTTTATTT